TCTATGGCTAGGACTGTGATACGAAAACGGTACAGGGACATGAGTTACAACGAGCTAGTAAGCGCATACGATAAGATATTTGGGGAAGACTATGAGATGTAAAGCGTGTGACGTAATCTTAGACGATCTAGAGGCAGTTAAGAAGGACGTTAGGGGGTTACACTACGACCTCTGTAGCGAATGCCTATCAGTCTCTATTGCTACTCACTGGGAGCTAGAAAACTCTGAGTCAATAGATAATGAAGGTAGTATTTCACAAGATGAAGTCTTGCAATTACAGGAGGATTATGATAATATATACTTAAGTATTACTAAAGAGTAAGCTTTAGAAGAAAGTAAGGTAGTACTACATTAGTACTACATTAGAAACTTAAGTTGTCGAGGGTTGCAATTAGAGGAGGAGTGTGGTATACTATAGGTGTACTTGCGAGTACAGTTAATTAACTAACGGAGATTATTCCATATGTCAAGTCAAGTTATCGAAGGAACAGTAAACTTTAGCAACGTCACGCAACACGACGTGTACAACGGACAGTCTACTGGTGCGTACAGCATTACCATTACCATGTCAGAGGATGACGCTAGTGCTTTGTCTTCAAACGGTGTAAAGATCAAGGACTACGAAGGCAACAAACAGCGTAAGTTTAAGTCGAAGTACGATATCGCACTGTTTGACGCTGACGGTAACAAGTACAGCGGAGAGGTTCCGTATAACTCACGTGTGCGCCTGAAGTACAAGACGGGTCCAGCACACCCAGTACACGGTACGCCTACGTATCTGGAAGCGGTCAAGGTTCTAGAGGAGGCTGATGCACCTGAAGGAATGGCCGACTTCTAATGGGTGATAAATTCTTATACCACGAGGAATGTCCCAAGTGTGGTAGTAAGGATAACTTGGCGGTCTACTCTAACGGTGGCCGCCATTGTTTCTCCTCAGATTGTAACTATCACGTAAACGGAAACACAGGAGAAGAAACGGAAGTGTCAACACCAAGTAACTTATACATGGGTGGCGTAGTGTCTGCCATACCTGACAGGAGGCTATCTGAGGGTACGTGTAAGCGTTACCAAGTGACAGTAGAGTACGCTCCTGACGGTACGATTGATGCACACTACTACCCTTACTTTGACAAGGACACTGGTGAGGTAGTAGGCGCTAAGAAGCGTGTAGTAAAGACAAAGCAATTTAGTGCGTCAGGTAACCACAGTAACGTAGGCTTGTTCGGTCAGAAGCATTGCAGAGGCACAGGTAAGTACCTCGTGATAACTGAGGGCGAGTTAGACGCTATGTCTATCTACGAGATGTTTGGACAGAAGTACGACGTGGTTTCCCTACGGACAGGAGCCTCTAGCGCATCTAAGGAGATCAAGCAGAACCTAGAGTGGCTTGAGGGTTACGATAACGTGGTCATTTGTTTTGACCAAGACAAGGCTGGAGAGTTAGCGTTAGAGCAGGTCAAGGACTTATTTAGTCCTAACAAGTTAAAGATATGTAAACTCCCCCTGAAGGACGCCAGTGAAATGCTCATGGCTAACAGGGTGCAAGAGTTTACACAGGCATTCTGGGACTCAGCAGTATACAGACCTGACGGTATTGTAGCTGGAACTGAGACTTGGGATAAGCTAGTAGCCAAGCGCCAAGTGAAGAGCATACCTTACCCTTGGGATGGACTAAACGAAATAACAAGGGGGCACAGGCCATATGAACTTGTCACTATCACCAGCGGCAGTGGTATGGGAAAGTCCCAGTTTATACGAGAACTTGAGTACGATTTACTGCAAAGAACTACATCCAACATCGGTGTACTTGCACTGGAGGAGGACGTTGCAACAACAGCACTGGGAATCATGTCGGTGGCATCGTCTAGGCGACTACACTTGGAAGAAGATTCACCTGTCGATGACCTTAGACCGCACTGGGAAGCAACAATGGGATCAGGTCGTTACTATCTATTCGACCACTGGGGGTCAGCATCAGCGGACGAGTTACTATCACGAGTCAGGCACATGGCAAAGGCTTGCGACTGCCAGTACATCATCCTCGACCACTTATCAATCGTCGTTTCTTCTCAAGAAAACGGAGATGAACGGAAAGCCATTGACGAAATAATGACCAAGCTGCGGACACTGGTGGCTGAGACAGGGATCAGTTTGTTCCTAGTGTCACACCTACGTCGTAGCTCTGGTACTGCTCACGAGGACGGTGGACGCATCAGTCTACAGGACTTACGGGGTAGCCAGAGTATCGCTCAGTTGTCTGATATGGTCATAGGTATGGAGCGTGACCAGCAGAATCCAGATGAGGACATAAGGAACACAACGACTGTACGTATCCTTAAGAATCGTTACTCTGGTGAAACTGGCCCTGCTTGCTGGCTACGTTACGATAAGCTTACAGGACGCATCCACGAGTGCGCTAACCCCAACCCACCGGAGACAGAGTTTTGATACTCCCTAAAGAACTCTCTGTTTTACCTTGTGAGAGGAAAGAAATAAAAAGTTTTATAGAAAAATATCATTACAGTAAAAGCATCAACGGAGTTAAATCCAGTTTTTGTTTTAAAGTTTTATTTAATAGCCATATAGTTGGCGCTGTTTTATTTGGTCAGCTTTCTACAACAGCTTGGAAAAAGTTTTCAAACTCAGAAGAAGAGGTATTAGAGTTGCGGAGACTTGTGTTGCTAGACGAAGCTGGTAAAAACTGTGAGTCTAGGGTAATAAGCCAGTGTTTAAAACATATTAAAAGGCATTGCAACACAGTTAAATGTATTGTTTCGTATGCTGATCCTAATTACGGGCACACAGGAGTAATATACAAGGCCTCTAATTTTAAGTTTGTTGGAATGAGTGGTAAAGATAAAGGGTTTATTGACAAAGAAACAGGAAGATTATATCACTCTCGTGCTTTAAGGACAAAGTATAAAGGGGAGTATAAACCTTTTGTTAAAAAATTAAGGGAAAAACTGGAGGCTGGTTTATTAGAGCCAATACAGTTAAAACCAAAGTATTGCTACGTTTACTATATTTAGTGGAGACTGAGTTTTGAACCTTGTCTACTGTGACATTGAAACTGACGGGCTAAACCCTAGCGTTATCTGGTGTGCTGTCTGTCTACACAACGGAGAGAGTGAGGTAATATGTAATGAGCAAGATTTCAAACAGTATGTATCGCGTAAAGCGCCGGTTACGTTCGTATTCCACAACGGAATTGGCTTTGATGTTCCTGTGGTCGAGCGTCTTTGGTCTTTTACTTTTGACAGGAGCATGGTCACTGACACTCTAGTACTGTCTAGACTAGCAGAACCTAGTAGGTCTGGTGGTCACTCGTTGCGGAACTGGGGCAACATCCTAGGTTACGCTAAGGGAGATCACGAGGATTGGTCACAGTTGACACCGGCTATGATCGACTACTGCATCAGGGACACTGAGGTAACACAGGAAGTGTACAAGCGACTCATGGTTGAACTGTCAGACTTCTCGCAACAGTGCATTGATCTAGAACACGAGGTACAGTGGATCATACAGGAGCAGGTGAGCAACGGATGGCTACTAGATCAGCGTCTGTGTCACACGTTGTGCGCTAGGTTCAAGGAGAGTATGTATGTTATTGAGGATGAACTCCAGAAAGTGTTCCCGCCTATTGTCGAGGAAAGGATCTCAGACAAGACAGGCAAGCGCCTTAAGGATAAGGTTACTATCTTCAATCCTGGCTCACGCCAACAGGTTGCAGAAAGACTTGAGGCTAAGGGTGCTGTATGGTCGGAACTCACGCCCAGCGGTAGGCCGCAGGTGGACGAAAAGACCCTTGAGGAGAACAAACACGTACCGGAGGCTGTTCAGGTCTTAGAGTACCTCTTGCTACAGAAGCGGTACGCACAGGTATCGTCTTGGTTAGAACACGTACAGGATGATGGCAGGGTACACGGTAGGGTCACAACAAACGGAGCAGTCACAGGACGTATGACGCACCAGACCCCTAACATGGCACAGGTGCCTTCAGTTAACTCTCAGTACGGTAAGGAGTGTAGAGACTGCTGGATAGTACCTGAGGATCGTAAGCTGGTAGGTGTTGATGCCAGTGGACTAGAGTTACGTATGTTAGCTCACTACATGGACGATGAGGAGTTTACTAGTGTCCTACTTAGAGAAGATATTCACACCAGAAATCAAGTTGCTGCGGGACTTGCAACAAGACCTCAGGCAAAGACTTTCATCTACGCTTTCCTCTACGGAGCAGGGGACGCAAAAATTGGAAGCATCGTCGGAGGAACTGCAAGAGATGGCAGTGAGCTTAGGGGGCGCTTTCTACGAAATACACCTGCTCTTGAAACTCTACGAGAACGAGTTGGACAAGCGTCTAGGAAAGGCTATCTCGTCGGAATCGACGGACGTAAGCTCTGGGTCAGATCAGAACATAGTGCACTGAACACGTTACTACAGGCCGCTGGCGCTATCATTATGAAGAGGGCTTTGGTTCTTCTAGATGACTACGCTACCCAGCACAAGATTGACTACAGATTCGTAGGGAACGTACACGATGAAATACAAACGGAGGTTGTCACAGAACAAGCAGAGAAGTTTGGGTGGCTCGCAGTTGAGTGCATCAAGGCGTCGGGTCTATCATTCGACCTCAGGTGCCCACTCGACGGAGAGTATAAAGTTGGACAAACGTGGTCGGACACACACTGATGGATCAACTGTGCTTTTTTGAACATGAGGATCTAGGCGCAGGCCACGGAAAGGCGTGTTCAAAGTGTGACCAGTATCTACCACTGGACGCTTACAACATGGCCTCAGGTGGTAACTACCTCAGGGCTGAGTGCCGCAAATGTAACAACGAGATGCAAAAGGTCCGTAAACAACTTAGGGAGAAACATGGTATGCCGCAGGAGGGCTACCACTGCCCCATCTGCAAGGGATCAGAGGAGGACGTAAAAGGCAAAGGAAACACTAAGAACGGAAGCTGGGTACTAGACCACGATCACGAACAAGAAACCTTTAGAGGCTGGCTGTGCCATAAATGTAACAGGGCGCTAGGCGGGTTCAACGATGATACAGAAGTACTACAGGCCGCTATTAATTACTTAAATGGGAACCATAAATGAACAAAATATACTCACTGGTAGAGGACATATACAAAGTAGTCGCTACCAAAGAAATACCAGAGGACGTGGACCTATACGATGAGATAGACAAGTTTGGAGAAGGCTGTAAGAGTCTTATGACTAAACTGTTCACTGAGGAGCGTAACGACGGTCGTAAGTTACGTATGTCTAACATTGGGCGAGATGATCGCTACCTCTGGAACGCCGTGAATAACTCTGACGTACAAGAGGATATGACGCCTAACACGTATGTCAAGTTTATGTACGGGCATCTGATTGAGGAGATGCTTCTGTTTCTCACTAGGCTCTCAGGACACGAGGTGACAGATGAACAAAAGCAATGTGAAGTCGCAGGTATTGTGGGCCACATGGACTGCAAAATTGATGGTGTTGTCACTGATGTTAAAAGCACTTCCACTTTTGGGTTTAAAAAATTCAAAGACGGAAGTCTCGCTTTTGATGACCCGTTTGGGTACATTGCTCAAATTAAGGGCTATGCACATTCAGAAGGAGAAACAAAGTTTGGTTGGTTAGCTATGGATAAACAGAACGGACATCTAACTTATCTGATGTACGACTCTGATGACACACAGGCTCCTGTATACGCTAAGATTGGCTACGATATAGAGGAGCATATAGAACGCGTAAAAAAGCTAGTAGAGCAACCAGAGTGGCCAGAGGTGTGTCACGATGTCGTACCAGACGGAAAAAGTGGCAACCAAAAGTTAGCAGTGGGTTGCTCTTATTGCCAGTACAAGCACGTATGTTGGTCAGGTCTGCGTACTTTCTTGTACTCAAGTGGTCCAAGGTATTTAACAGAGGTGATCAATGAGCCGAAAGTCCAAGAAGTATCCTAATGAATTTAGATCAGGGTTTGAATATGACGTATCGAAACAGCTACAACCATACGGCTTTAGCTATGAGCCGTGGCAGATTGAGTACAGAATCGAACGTAAGTACACCCCAGACTTTGTGTACGAAAGAAACGGAAAAACTTACCTCATTGAATGCAAAGGATACTTTCGCTCAGGCGACACACAAAAGTATCGTTCGGTCGTTAAGTGTTTGCCAAAGACGCATGAACTCATATTTGTACTGATGAAGCCTAACCAAAAAGTAAGTAAAAGTACCAAGAATACAATGGCTCAATGGTGTGACAAACACGAGATTCTATGGTATACTATAGACACACTAAAGGAATTAGTTGATTATGTCACTGACACTAGAAGAAATTAAGGAGAAGATTTTGCATTTGTATGACCCTGACGATCTACTAGAGGCGTTACAGATTTCATCTGAGGAAATACTAGACAGGTTTGAAGACAAACTCATACGAAAGTTAGATCAATTTACAGAGGAACTAGAGGATGAGGTTTATGAGTATTGACAACGCGACACCCGCAGAGTGGGATGAGGTGACAAAACCAGAGAAGAAGTGGATCAAGGTAGACGTAGTTGACAAACCAGAGCATTACAACAAGGGCGGCGTCGAGGCTATTGATTACATCAAGCAACAACTGGGTGATGAATTTCGTGCTTACTGCGAGGGTAACGTACACAAGTACATCCACAGATACAAGTACAAGAACGGAGTAGAGGATTTACGTAAGGCCCGTGTGTATCTAGAGTGGTTGATAAAGGAGTTAGTACATGAGTGATGACGACACAACAGACTTTGAACCTAAGAGAACTATGCGTGTAGTAGAAGGTAAGTTTGGAGGTAAGAAAGAAGAAGAGGAACAAGAGATTACCACTGCTGAGTTTCTGACGGCTTTTGCTGCCAAAGCTTTAGTAATGGAAGAAGAGAAAAGAAGTCCTAAAGTAGTTGTAGTTATGTATGAAGACGGGGAGATGTTTGAAGTAGCATCTAATGAACAGTACCCTGATGGTGTACACATGCTTCTACAGTTAGCGTCACAAGCCATATTAAACGAGACATTAGGAGTAACAGAATAGATGGATGCATATCAACAATACATACACAAGTCACGCTACGCACGATACCTACCAGAGGAACAACGACGTGAGACTTGGGAAGAGACAGTTAATCGTTATGTTAACTACTGGGTAGACAAAGCAGACCTCAATGACTTTGAAGTATCTGATATCTTCAAGGCTATACATGATCTAGACGTTATGCCCAGCATGAGGGCATTGATGACCGCAG